CCTTCAAGTAGACCACTACGACCATTTAAGAATGTCATGTAGTTAAGATAGCAACCACTTTCTAAATGGAACAGGTCTTGTGTTTTATTGATCGGTTCAATAAAAGTTGTACGAATATCAGCGCCTCTAACAGAAGTATAAGGTTTTAGTCTAATAGGATTATCTTCTAGATAACGGCCTGCACTGACTAAAATTTGTGTACCTGGTTGAAAATAAGGACTGTTTACTGCACCAGAAATTGTTCGGCACGCTCTGCTAGCATCCATAGCACGGCCGTCGTTGGTGTCATTACCATCTACTGTTACATATAAAGTATTTGTAACTACAGGTGCAGTACCTATTGGGTTATTACCTCGAACTCGAATTTCACCGAATAGATCGGTCATGCCTGCACCAAGTGCAATTGTGCCTGAACTGGCTGGAATGCTTAAGAATTTGCTGTAGACATCGTTTAGGTATTCATCAGTAAAATTATTACTAGGATAAACAGTACCGCCTATAGTGATGTCTTTAGAAAAACTAGCACCACCTTTGACCTGTAAAACTCCGGTGTTTGTTGAAGTTGTATCTTCAGTGGCAACAATACTAACACGGTCCACACTAAGTTCACCGCCTCTTGTGCCGCCGGTGTTGGGATAGTATACTAGACCGCTTTCTGTTTGCTGTTGATTATTAGAAAAACTATTATAAGGACTTTGGACATCCTCATATAAAATTCCACTAGTCGGAGCTCTTTCACCAAATATCAAATAATAAGGGCTAGAATTGTTATTGGTTAAAATTACTACTTGAGAACTGGTTGTTGCTGTGTTGGCCTGTGCAATACGACCATAGATGAACCCGCCTACGTTTAAATCTTTTTCAATACCGACACCGCCGGTAAAATAAGCCGAACCGGCTTCTCTGTGAGCAATGGTGTCGTATACTTGATTAGGGTCTTGAGGAATTAAATAGTTAGCCGCTGGGTGGCCAACGTTGTCGGTGCCGAGAGATTTAAATTTAGACCCGCCAGTCTTTAGGGTAAGGTTACCATAGATGTCAGCATCTCTATTAATTTTAGCATTTGCACCAATGTCTACATCATTGTTAACGACTACTTTACCATCACTTTTTGTGGTCAGGTATACGTTACCGTTGGTAGCTGAAACGGTTGCGGTCTTACCGTCTTTATTCGGTGTTACATTTTTCGTTCCTGAAAAGCGAGCCATATCTATTCCTTTGATGTATTTATTAAATTAATGGATTCGCATCTCAACTGAATCAATTAATACCGGATCTTTATGAGGCCAATCCGGATGAGCTCGAAATCTAATCACTACCCCAAAGGTATTGTTTTGAACATCCGATACAGATATACTTTCTGCATTCCATATACTGATTTCGGAACCATAAATTTTTTGAGGAAGTATATCTCTAGTGGCTTGATTTTCTCCCAGGGCAGTACCGTCAAGGCAAAGCTCGACAGTGTCATCTGTTGCTCTGCCATAGCGTCTGGTATTCAACCTAACTTCGATACCAGAAATTGTAGCAGGTAAATTTTGAAAATTAAATCCAGTGGCACGTATAAAATAAGTTTTATTTTTTATGTCTAATTTAGGACTTCTTGCTGAATGAATTAAATTTCCATTTGATTGGGCAGATCGGTTGTCTAAACTTTTTATATTATCAAGGTATTCCCAAGCAATATCTATTAATTCTGCACCAGGTTCCGCATATTGATCAACGTGTGATGGTAGTGTCCATGAGGTAGTCATGACAGTATTTACCTGATTTTATTCTATATGTACTAAATGAAAAAGGACTCCGAAGAGTCCTTTCCATGAATCTAATATTATTAGACGTTTGACAGAGTAATGTAAGTACCTGTAGTATTACCAATAGTCCACGGAGCAACTTGACCTGTGGTATAGATCGCTGTGCTTGTATTGTATCTGTTGACCACTGTTGCCTTGTGAGCAGTTAACTTGGTAACATAATAAGATGCACTAGTCCAGTCAGTGGCAATTAAGTTCATCTGCCCTTCTGCAGGTGTATTGCTAGCAACTAACTTGCACTGGCTTTGACCTTCTGCTGTTTTAACTAGATATCGACGACTAGCTTCTTGTTTCATGATATCGCCTAGTACCGCAGAACTTCCGCCAACTACAAACGCATTAACTCTTAAACCATTTTGATAAGAGTTTGTTAATACTGCTGTAGCAGAAGCACCAGTGCCGCCACTGAATGTGATTGCGGCATCAGAAGTAGCAGTATAGCCGCGACCTGGTGTCAATACATCAACACTTTCTAATCCAGAAGTAATAGTTAAAGTTGCACCAGTTCCGCCTGATGGGCTAACTGTAGTTGCCTTAGCACCAGAAGTAAATGCGGTATAGTCGCCTTCTGTAGCAACTGCTACAGTGGCAACACCCCAACTTGTTAAGTTCAAGATTAGACCAGAACCGTTGTGGTCAACACCATCTGCTACTTGAGTTAAAATAGCACCGCCAGTGTTTGCCGGAGCGCCTGCGCCAGACCATACACCCGGAGTGACCACAGTCCACCCACCTGCTTGAACTACACCAGTAACTGCGTTAGTAATGCGAACACGTAAAGGTGTTGTCCATGAACCGCCACTGTATGAACCACTGAATGTGTATTCATCACCGTTGTCAATTGAAGAACCACCGTTGTTTAGTGTTAATCCGTTAGTTTTTAATGCTGTTACAGTCCAGGTAGCAGGTGTTCCTGTTACTCCTGATGTTTGCGTTAATACATTATTGTATGCGTAACCAGAACCTGCCGCTGTAGCAACAGCTGATAGTGCTTTGAAATTTGCTTGAACAGTTGCAGTTGCGGCACCGTCAAACGCAAAGTCTGGGTCACTTACTGTTACTGTTGGTGTTGATGCCCAGCCAGAACCGGCAACAATAGTGCTGTAACTAGCAACACCTTCACCGCCATAACCAGTTGTGCCACCTGTGGCGTGATTTTGATATGGATTATTTAAATTCGCAAAGAATTTCTTTTTAATCGGACGTCCCATTTTGTTTCTCCTTTAATGTGAATCGTTCTATGATCTACGCGGATGGTACCGCATAAACTCTCTGTTAAGAGTGAACAATGTTATTTATGGTTTAGTCAACAAAAAACGCCCCGGAGGGCGTTTTTGTTTTGCTAATAAGCAGTTGATTACTTGAAGCTTACGTTGGCAGTAGTGATAGCTACTTTACCTAGGTAATCACCAGCGTTGCCTAAAGAACTAGCTGTGTTGGTTAGAGCCACGTATCCATAACGTGTCAAGAAACCAACTACTGGTTCAAAAGTTGCTGGGTCAAGAACAACACCAGAACTCATCAAAGGAATATATGGGCAATAGAACGCGGCCGCATCAGCCTCGCTAGAACCTTTGTATCCGATAAGAACTTGGTTTGCATCTTGTGCAGTTGTGTCAGTCATGTATGCGTCAACATAAATGCGCATTGCACCGTTCAATGTACCAACAAACTTGGTGTTTGTTGGAGCTTCGAATGTGCCTTCTGTAGTACGAGCAAACGCACTGGTTGTAGCAGACTGAAGAATTGTCAATGCTTGGTTAGAAACAACAGCCCAGTTACCAGAACCACGACGTGTACGTTGAGCAATCAAGTTGCTTACACGGTTGATTTGGATAGCTAGAGCGGCGTGCTCGTCACCAACGAATGTAGCTGTACCAGAAACTAATGACTGGTCATATGTTTCTTCTACGCTGGCTAAACTACGTAGGCTGTTTAGGATCTCTTGATCGATTTCAGCAGTGATTTCTTGTGCCAAAGCGGCCATGATTTCTGCTTCGATGTCAATACCTTGTTGAGCTTGTGCATCTTGAGCGGCCTCGAATGTCCAACGTGCGCTTAGTTTACGAGACTTAGCTTCGACTGGAGTCTTCAAGATTTGAATGCTCATCTTACGGCCTGGTTGACCTTCTAGGCTAGCTGTTGTAGTAGCTGTTGGGTTAGTACCGTCACCAGAGTAAGAACGAGCAATGTTGAATGGGCTTAGAGCTTCTTCACCAGCTGAAACTTCTGATGTACCTTCTGCATAACGAACACGTAGAGTGTGGATCTGTGCAACAGGTCCTGTCATTGGCTGAACACCAATGATTTCGTTAGCGATAACTGTCGGCATAACACGACGGATAACTGGAAGAATCACACGGTTTAGTGTAGCAATATTACCAGCACTTGTTGCTCCTGCTGTTGCAGACTCACCCAAGTAACGACGTGTATTTTCTAGGCATACGCCCATTGAAGCACGACGGTTACCAGATAGGCCTTCAAGCAGAGCTTCTTTGGTCTCTGACCATCTTTCATTTAATAGTTGTGACATTTATTGTCTCCTTGAATAAATTATTTTAGACCCGCTAATTTGCGGATGTCTAATATATTGTCTAAGCCTACCTCGGGCTTGCTTTCACGATTCCCAGTTACTGCACTGCTCTCAGAAAGCATTGCTTTTTTAGTAGCAACAACTTTCTTCTCGCCTTCCATTACTGTGGGTAGGTACTTGTCAAATGCATCTGCTAACTTTTTAGTCTGTACAGACTCAAGTAGTTGATGCATTAGATCTCTCTTATCAGCACTTAGGGGTGCCAATAATTCAGCCATAACATTTTTACGCTCCATCAAATCTTTAGTAACACGAATTTCGCGGTCTTTAGATTCAACGATAGTTGCTTTTTCTGTTAATGCTTTCTTTGTCTCAGATAACTCATAATCTTTCTTTTGAATGATCTTTAACAATTTGCTTGTTTCAGATTTTTCATTTAGATAAGACCCTGCATATTCCTGAGCAAAAGCTTCATAAATTTTGCGACCAAAATCGTTGCTACGAGCACTGTCAATATCTTCTTTTAATTGCTTGATTTCAGATGTTAACTTTTTAGTAACTGCGTTTTCAACAACCTTAGCACTACGCTTAATGAAGTTTTGTTTAATATCTTCGAACTTGCTCTTAGCTTCACGGACTAACTTAACTTTAGTTTCAGCTAGGTCACGCTTGTCAACAGCAAACTCGTTGATTTCTTTTGCTAGAGCATGTACTACAAACTGCTCTAGTTTAGCAAAGTTCTCACTAACTTTCTTACGATCGTTTTGGAACTCTACTAGTTCTTTACCAAGTTGCTTGATTACAAACCCTTCTAGCTTCTTGCCATCTTTAGACATCTTTTCTTTGTATGCCTTTTTAGCTTCTGCTAGTGATTGCTTGTCTTCATGCAATTCGGCCATTTCTACGGCCAATCTTTCGCTCAACATCTTGTCGATTGCTTCAACCATAACAGTCTTATCATGACTGTATTTTTGTGCAAACTCTTCACGAAGTTCAGCGGTGACTTGGTCGCGATTCTCTTGAATTTTTTCAGCGAATGCAGATTCAATAACAGATTTTGTTTCTTCTGTCATTACACCTGACTCTACTAATTGTTTGAATGCGTCCAACATTTTTTTTCTCCTCGGGCTTATTTTAGACCTTTAATAATTTGAAGAAGTGATTCCTTCAAATATTTCTGGGCCTTTGGATCTTCTTTAACTTCTTGTGCAACACGGAATGCTCTATTCCCGCCGCGAGCATTCATTAGGTGCTCGTAAACAGGGGTAGGATACGCTCCGGGTGCGCTGGGCTGGGCAACCACATCTACCGTAATAATTTCAAAATCAGATACATGGCCGTTCATGTCGTTAACATTGCCGCTACCACGAGAACTAACACCAAGTTTTACTCCGCTTTCAAGCATAGTACGAACTAAGTTACCCATAGGCGTAGGAAGGATTTTCATCTTTCCATAACCATTAGGACCTTCCATCCACATTTGAGTGATCATATGGGATACACGATCCAAATTCACTTTTAAATCATCAGGATGATCAACTTCACCTAACACTGAATAACCATTTTGAATCTGATCATTAAGTGTTTTCACAGCACGTTCAATTTCATCTACTGGGTAAACTCGTTGATTTGCATTGCGAATACCACCTTGAATAGCAATGCCCTTCAAATGAAGTGTTTTGCCATCCTTGTCATCAGACTCGAGTACTACTCCAGCCTGATCAAAACTTAGGTGTTCGCGTAGGTAGCTTAGTTGCATCCTGTTTCTCTAATTATAGTTTTTTCAAGAAAGGCTTGATAGGAGCAACACTGGTTTGACCAGCTTTGTCACCTGAACCAGAACCTACTGGGCCTGGACCTGAACCCTTCTTCTCAGCACCGTGTCCGCCAGCAACTTTAGATAGGTTCTTTACACCCATCTTGCCGCCAGGAACATTACCGTTGCCTGTTTTCATATCTTGTGGGTTCTTAACTAGTCCACCTGTTTTTCCGTTAGGGCTTGTACCGTCCATTGCGCCTTCGCCTGTAGCACTTTGATTAATGCCACCTGCGCCTGCGCCTGTTACTGGCTTACCTTTGCCAGAACTAACTGGAGGCTTGCCTTCTACTGGAGCACTCATCTTTTCGCCAGTGCCGGCACCAACGTACTGTCCTTGTGTCTTTTGGCTGTTCTTGTCCCAATCGTTGCCAACTTTTTCAACGTATTCACGGGTAACACGGCGACCTTCCATTGTGTGGCCGATCATTTCCATTTCGTCTTCGTCACCCATTTCTTCACCGTCTTCTTCGTCACCAAACTCGCTGTCCATG